ACGGGCAATTCTGCTTGTACCCAAACAACAGAATGAGAGTCTATGATAATTCTTTAACACCTCAAGAGCCATTGCAGCCAGACTTCAAAGTGAGTACAATAGAGTATCAAGTTGAGAATGGTCAAAAATTTAGACTTGGTGATACAGATGAATACTTTTGGAAAACCAAAGATGAATGATAGAGTTTGCTTTAGTCTATATGATAGGCACAATAATAATTAATCAAGATCAAACATTTCCCAATGTTAATGATTGTCTGTATTTTGCCAGACGATTAAACGAACAACCAGAGATTCCATACCCCGATGACAAGTTCAGAAAGATCACAGCCTATTGTAAGCCCGTGCCAAAACGTCTGCAAAATAAAAGATAATATATGCATTGGATGTTTTAGAACTTTAGAACAAATTTCTAATTGGACTAAAATGTCTGATGAAGAACGAAAAAAAATAATGCTTGCAGTTACTTAAAATATTTCGTAAATTTAATTATCTCATACGTTCCTTTCGTATTTGGTTAATAAAATAATAGAACGAAAAACCCTGTGAATTTCTCCTTTAAGTAATTTTTCATGGGGTTTTTTGTGTCTTTCGTAAAAAACGAGGCTCTCAGATGCCTCAGAATCGCTGAAACGCAAGGCTTTGGTATGATTGGTACCTAAAATAGTCTTTTCTTTTGTACATTTAAGATAGATGCCCTAGCATTAATTCATGCTTTTTTGGAACTTATCTCTTTCATTTTAGCCTAGTTTTTTATTTTTAAGAACGAATGTATAAATAAAATGCAGAGTTAAGCATTAACAAACAAAAAAAGGAATAGAAATGTTATCGAAGTGGTTTTACAATTTTAAAATAGGAAGAACAATTACAGCTTTACACAGCTTGGATGATGCAACATTAAAAGATATAGGTATACATAGATCAAATATTAGATCACATGCATACGAAATTTTTGAAAATGAAAAGCCTATAGATGATCCAATGTCAGAGCTACATGATTTGTATGCAAAGTCTACTTACTAATCAACCTCGCCCCAATTGTCACATAAAGCAGTATCTACTTCAAAAGGTATCTTTAAGTCTGGTACACAAGTTGTCATGATTTCTACAATCTTGTCGGCTTGTGCTTGACTTTCTATATTGAAACACAGTTCATCATGCACAGTTAAAGTTGGGCATAGTCCTTCTTTATAGCATTCAACCATAGCTCTCTTCGTTTGATCGGCACTCGATCCTTGTATTAATCTATTCAAAGCTTTGTATGTATAGGCTCTTCTAATTCTACCTTTACTTCCATATTCTTTGATAGCTTGTTCCATAGGTAAGGCTCTGTTAAATCCAAAAGACACAGGCTCATACATATCAAACCTACACTTACGACCCAACCAAGTTCTAATAACTCCATGATCTTTCGCACGGCTCATTGCTTTTTCAGATAAAGATTTTAGAAAAGGAACTTTTTCATTATATGTTTGTAAAAGTTTTTCTGCTTCTTCTATTTCTATATCCATAACATTAGCAAGCTTACCCTTACCCATCCCATACATAATACCAAGGTTAACTGTTTTAGCTTGTTTTCTAGGTATGTTTGCCATATCTGCAACCATTTGATGAAAGTCGGCATTACCTTCGTGATACATTTTTACAACGTCATCTATTTGTGGATGACGATCTACACCTGTCAAGGTGGCACAATAATGAACTAACCATCTTGGTTCTTGAGATGCATAATCAAAGGAACCCCATTTGTGGCCCTCCTCCGGGATAAACAAACCACGAATTAATTTTTTGATCTCAGGATCTCGTGCAGGTATCTGTTGCAAATTGGGGTTGCTCGAACTAAATCGTCCTGTTACAGTTCCTCCACCATCGGATCTTAGGGAGTGAAAGTCGCAATGTATTCTACCATTATGAGAGTGTTCAAGAATAGTATCAACAAATGTCGTATTCGCTTTATTTATTTCTCGAATTTTTATAATCTTTTGTGCAATCGGATGAGTATTATTCGCAAGAAACTGTTTTGTAAACATGGGAGCCCCGGACTTTTCTGTGCGAGAATACGGAAGTCCCACGGCATCAAAGACCTTTGCTACAGATGTGGCGACCCAAGGCTCAACCGTGACTCCAGTTTCTTTGACTATCTCTTGTATAAGTGATTTTTCTATTTTAGTTAAATCTTTTTTAGTTTCATGTGCTTTTTCAACATCAACACGAACACCCTTTGTTTTCATCTCAAACAATACGGGAAGTAAATCTGTCTCTAATTCAAAAATACTTGTGCATTCTTGTTGAGTTATTTTCTTTCTTAAATTTTCCCAAAGTTTTAAAGTTATCAAAGCATCTTGCTCGGCATACTTACCTACATATCTAGGAGGTAGTTGCCACATACCAGATTTAGCATCAACACCAAACTCTTCTGCAGCAGACTTTAATAATTTTTCATCCTTAAATTCTCCCAAGTAATCTCTAGCAAGTGAGTTAAGATTATACCATTTTCTATTTTCATCTAATAAAGGTGCTGCAATCATTGTATCTATGATCTTACCTTTAACTTCTATACCCTCGGCTCGAAGCCAACCTAAGTCATACAAAGCATTATGAAATACTTTAGTTATTGTTTCGTCTGCACAAAGTTTTGTTAACCAACTATACACGGGATTCTTCGGCATGTTGCCAACCTTATGCCCCGTAGGAAAATACCAAGCACTTTCGCCAGCACCAACGGCTATTCCTATTATGTATCCATCTTTCCTAGTCCACCCAGGCCCAAGAGTTAAAAGGTTTGAATCTTTTGTTTCTAAGTCAATAGATATAGTTTTATGTTGTGATAAATCTGGAAGTGTTTGAGGTGGTTCCCAATCAGAATCTACATTGCCCCACGAAACATCTTTAATATCTTGATCTAGTAAGTGATATTGATCATGATTTGTCATTTATTATTTCTCCACCTAAAGCTGCATATCCGATAACATCTGTCCAAGAATCGTCTTTTGAAATATCTTCAGCGAGACGAGCTACCTTGACTCCTATCATACAAGCCACAACTTCCTCTGGAGTGATTGCACCATTTAATTTTTTATCTAACAGTATAGTCCATATATCGGCTATACGTTGATGGTTCTTTTTAGCAGGTCCATACTCCTTGGCTCTCTGTCCATTGATTAGTTTCTCTGCTTCTTTTAAAAAAAATTCTCTATCTTTTTTCATATGTTAAACCTATTTAATGCTGTTGATTCGATTAAGTGCAATGTTTTTTTAGCACGAGTTGCTCCCACATAGAAAGTTCTAATCTCAGAATCTTGATCTAAGCTTTCAACACAGGCCTTGGTTGAGTCAAGTAGTAGAGCTACGTTATCCGCCTCTCCACCTTTGGCTTTGTGAATTGTCGATATCCGAATCCTCGGAGTCCCCGTCAGTATCCTCTCCCCTCGTCTCCTCACTGACATTATGTATGCTACTTCCTGATCCGAGACTTTCAAGACTTTTTGCCACGGTGTCTCGTGTGTAACGCTCAAACTGCAACTCTCTAAAATATCGTCTAGAGTATAAGTTCGTTCTGCATCTAGGGACGATAGTGACTTTCTCCCAGATTTGGAAATAATATTCGGGTTCAATATTTTCGCAAAGCTCTTCAGTTCTACTGAAGACAAGTTTTGGTTTTTGCATAGTTTAAGCCATACCTCTATTCCATTAATAACATTTGGGGAAATAGACCAACCAGTGCCTTCTCTCCAATAGAGATACCCGTCTTCTTTGAGACGATTACAGACTTTATTTGTAATGTAATTAGTTCTCGCAAGTACCAACCATTCGCCACTAGTTAAATCTACATCAAGTATATCTCGATGCCATGTTATGGTGCCATCTTTTTTGGCGGGTTGCCATACTTTTGATTGTCTGATAGCGACTTTTTTTATTAAGTCTTGTGAAAATTTGTGGATGGTACTCGGTACACGGAACGATTGTGTTAAGAATAATTTATCGTCACATGCATTTAAGAAGTCAGAAACCTTTACACCCATCCAAGTGTATATAGCTTGATCATCATCTCCAGCGTAGTAAACCTTCTTTGAATTAGGCACTAATACTTCTTTAACCATCTTCCATTGCAGAGGTGCTAGATCTTGTGCCTCGTCTATTATAAGTAAATCAAACTTAGGAGACGTTCCTTGTTCTACAAATTTTTCAATCATATCAACGAAGTCTAATTTATTTTTAGCATCTTTATAATCACGATATGCTTTGTCTAAATTTTTCAACTCTTGCCAATGTAATGTGTGATCCCAAGCATCATTAAACTGTTGTTCTAAAGATACTTCTCTAACACGAGCCATCTGTATAATGGACATATACTTATCCCCACCAGCTCCTATTTGAAACAAAGGTCCTTCTTCTAAACTAACTGTCGGAGCAGACCTAAACTCTAAGCCAACAAGCTTACCAAGATCATTATAATCAGAACCTTTAAACACTCTTTTACTTTCT